GCACCGCCCAGACCTGATCGGCCAAGCTCTGGAAAAACCGCGGCGCGGCCACCTGCCCCGTGTTCACACGCATCCGCGTCTCCTCGTCGTTGTCGTCGCCGCCGGTGGCCGGCTCGAACTTGATGCCGTCGTGTTCCTGGCAGTGCTGGCGCGCGTCGCCTTCCGACCAGTTGTCGATCGGATAGCGGTGCGACTGGTCCTGGGTGCTGCCGTCGCTCACGAGATCACCGCGGATGACATCGTAGGGTTTGCCGCCGTTTGTCTCGCGGCCGACCCGGACGAAGCTGTCGTCCTGGAAGTCGCCGGGATCGCGCAGCCGGCAGGCGTGCTCGTTCGGGTACGGCATGGCCTAGCTCTGTGTCTCCGTCTTGCCGCCGCCCTTGCCGCGGGCGCCACGACCGTTCTTGAGCGCCCGGACCTCGTACGCCAGCGCCAGGATCATCCGCCGCTCGCGGGTCTGCGGGACTGCCTCTATCTCCTCGATGACGCGGTCGACGTCGATGTTGTCGGCCATGCCGACCTCCTACTCGCTTGGGTTCTGATCGGGGTACTCGTACTGTTCAGGCTCGGCTTGCGTGGTCCCGCTCTGCGCGGTCCGCCGCGGATCCGTATCGAAGACGAGCCCTTGTTCATCCGCGCGCTGGTTGTCGCGCGCGATCTGAGTATCGATGTCCTCGACGTCCTCGCCACCATCGAGCGCGACCGCCGCGCGGCTCTTGAAGCCGGAACGCACGCGCAGCTTCTCGGCCTGCACGTCCTGCAGCGGGTGGATATGCCGGAAGCCGTGCGGCACCCAGGCAACCCGCCGCGCTTCGCGATCGCTCACCCCGCGCGGCAAGGTCAGCGCGCCGGCCATACGTGCGGTCCCATACCACCAGCGCCAGGTCGGCCGGCAGACCTGCGGAACGATCACGTTCTGCTGCAGCATCTCCACCTGGCGCCGGACCTCGTTGTGTGCCGCCCGGTAGGTCCGGTCGTTGATCTGCGCGTAGTCGCCGGTCAGCTGCTCGTACAAAACGCCCACCGACTGTGCGATCGAGCGGAGTTGAGAGCGCAAGAAGGTATCGTAGTTGCCGCCCACCTCCGGCGGTTCCGACCAGGTAACGTCCTCGCCTTCCTCGAGCTCCGTCATCGTCAGCGGCTCGAGCGTCTGGACGTCAATCGCATAACTCTCGGCTTGATCCGTCGCGTGCTCGTCCTGGTCGCCCATGGCGACGCCTTCGTCCGAGACCTTCTTGATATGTCCGAGGAACATCGCGCCGGCTTTCTGGCGCTGCAGCTCGGCGCTGTTCCACTCGTCAAGGTCCCGTAAAGCGAGCAGCGCCTGCGTCAACCACGGCTCGCCGCGTTTCTGGCCAGGACGTGTCGGCAAGAAAACGTGCAACACCTCGTCGGCCGGAACGCGCGTTGTCAGATCCGGAATGGCCTCCGGTCCGCTGCGCAGCAACTCCCAGCCGCTGCGATCGCCTGGGTGCACGCGATACAGGTGATAGGCGACGCGCCGACCAATGGCGTCGAACTCGATACCATGCCGGATGACGTTGCCGTTCTGCGCGATCTCGTTCTTCTCGGCCGGCAGGTGCTCGCTTTCCAGCACCTGCAACTGCATCGGCACGGCCAGGCCGTCGCTAGGGCGGCGCATCCGTCGCCGGACAAAACACTCGCCGCCCTCGAACCACGATCGGATGATCTGCGCTTGCAGGCCGTAGAGATCGAGCTCGCCGGCGGCATCCGCCTCCGGGACGAAGTCGGACCACAGCTCGCGGATCTGCCGGTTCAGCGTCTCGTCTTCGACCTTCGGCAGCGGCTTGATGCCGGTCCCGACCAAGTTGGTCACGAACGCATCCGATGCCCGGCTGGCATAGGCGTTCTGCCGGATCTGGTCGCGCGAGCGATTGCGAAGGTGCGTGAGGTTGAACTCGAGCGCCGCGTTGGGCCCGATCTCTGGTGCCCGCCAGTGCCGACGCGTGCGGCCGTGCCCGGCGGCGTCATAGGACGGACGCAGGTCACTCGCGTAGATACCGGTGCCCTTCACCCGGGCGCGCGTTCGTGCGACGCCGTTCGCCAACCTACAGCCCCTTCCGCGTATTCAGCCGCCGGACGCGCTTGCGCTTGGTGCCCTGCAAAGCCTCGATGCGGTTGATCAGCCAGTTCTCGCGCCGGCGCATCTCGTCGAACGTCGAGTAGCTGACGCTGTAGCCTTCGTAGTCGACCTGACGGACGCCCTGCGCCATCGCTTTGCGGAGGCTCGATAGCTCCGTCTTCAGCTCGTCGACCGTGCTCGTTTCGACGCTCAAGGTTTACCCCACGGCCATGCGGGCGCGCTGCCGGCGGCGCCTGGGTTTTCGCTTGGCCGCCGCGCCCGCACTGCGTTGCGGCGGCGCCGGTGTTGACGGCTGCTGCTGGACCGGCTGCTGATCGCTCGAGGCGATCTGCACCGGCCCGCGGTCCTGCGGCCGGGTCGCGCCGACTTGGGCGGCGAACTGGTTGAGTTTCAGGCCCGCGTTCTGCAGCGCGCACAGGGCGGCGTAGTTGTAGACCCGGAGGTCGAACGCCTCGTTGCGCCGGCCAGGCTTCTGCTTCCAGACCCGGACACGCCGGCCGTTGACCTTCTCGGTGACCGGCTTCTCCGCCGTCAGCTGGTCGAAATAGTCGCGGTCGTAGTGGGCCGGGAAATGGCAGTAACCCGGGCCAGGATCAGTCTTGGCCAGACGCGGAAAGATCGCGTCCTTGGCCGCGTTGACGTCGACCATGTATGGCTGGACGCCGCCCTTGCTCTGTCGGCGCCGCGGTTTGCGCGAGAACACCTGCGATCGCTGGCCGTCACGTTTCGCCTGCCCCTTGATCGGCCAGACCTTCTGCGACATCCGGTCCACGCAATAACGGTAAGCCGCTTGTGTATGGTGGCCGCCGGTGTCGACGCAGGTGCTTTCAACCGCGAGCTGCCGGCCGTCCGCGCAAGGCCAGCGCTTCAGTCGCACCGCGTCGATCTGTTCCCAAACGTGCTGTTCCTCCGGGTCGCCGAGGAAGACGAAGTGCGCGATCGACCAGCTTTCCTCGTCGTAGCCCCAGCCGATCACCTCGGCCTCGAGGCGGTCGTCCTGGGTGTCCACAGCCATCGTCAGCACGGCGACGCCGTCGGGGACCTCGGCCGGGTAGACCTCGCGGCGGGCCATCAGGTGCTGCTCGTCGACGTCCTGGTCGGCCGGCGGCTCCCAGCTTTCGCCGAGGACCGTGTTGACGAACGTCTGCAACCGGCTCGGGTCGTCCTTGCGTTCCAGAAACTCGCGAGCGATCACCGACCAGCGCGCGTTCCAGAACAGGCTGTAGAGCGCTGAGATGTGAAAACCCGCGTGGCCGGCGTTGTCCGGCTTCTGCGCGATCCAGCGCCCTTGGGCGATCATCCACGGCTTGTGCGTCTCGTCGATGACGCAGCCGTTCAGGCAGACGTAGTAAGCGTCCTCCGGCTTGGGCGTCCCGTCTTCGTGCCGCGGCCAGCGCAGCCCGTACGGCTTGTCGCTGCCGAACTCCAGCACCTGCTCTTCATCACAGTGCGGGCACGGCACGAAGTAGAGCCGCTGGTCACTCTCATGCCAGGCGACCTCGATCCGACTCTCGCCTTTCACCGTCGGCGTCGACCCCTGGATGATCTTGCGGTTCCAGAAGCTGGTCGTGCGCCGCTCGCCGAGATCGATCGGGTCGCCCTCGCTGGTGCTGGCTGGGTAGGCATCGACCTCGTCAAAGGCGACCACCCGGGCCGTCACGCGGCGGAACTCGTTCGGCGAGTTCGCGCCCAGCAACGACAGCGAGGCGCCGTTGCGGAAAACCTTGCGCCGGATAGTGAAGTTTGGATCCTTGCCCTTCACGTTCCCCACGATCTCCGCCAGCGGCGGCGAATCGCGGAGCATCGGCGCGATTTCGGTTTTGCTGTAGTCCTCCGCGTCCTCGACACGCGGATTCACGACCAGGATCGGCGACGGGTCCTGATGAACGAAGAACCCGACTGCTGCGTTGACGAGCTTTGTATAGCCAACACGGGCGCTCTTGATTACGGTGATGCGCTCGTTCTCCGGCGCCGTCACCGCCTCGAGCATCCCGCGCTGGAAACCCCACGGCCGAAACTCGCCGGTCTCCGCGCTACTCTCCGGCGACAACCGGAAGAACCGCTCGGCCCAGCCCGCGAGGCTCAGCTTGGGCGGCGGCCGCAACGCCTGCCGGCGCGCTGCCACCAGGCGCCGACGGAGGTTCGCGAGGCCCGTGCGGTAGTCACCCGCCGTCGCCTCCTGCGTCGTCATCCGTCAGC